ATCCATCCCCAGCGCCACAGACTCGGCCATATCAAGCCGCACCAGATTCTCAATATCAGGCGAGCTCTGGATCATCATCCGCCGGCTGATCGGTACCCGCACGCCAATCGTCCGCGGGATCATGTTCACCAGCCCGAAGGTCAGCTTCGAGTTGGTCACATCAGTGTTCTCACCCACGAAGTAGTAGCTGGAGCTGGTCAGCTTCTTCGGGATCTCAACGTTGCCCTCAAGGCCCGAGAGCATCGTCAGCCCGCTGTTCAGAAATGCCGAACGGTTGCGGATCAGATCAATGAACTGTGCATCCAGACGGTTGGTGCCAACCAGTGCACCACCATCACCGAAGGTGCCAACCACCTGGCCAGGGGTTTCAGCAGCACGGTTGGTGCCAAGCACTTCCCAGGGGATCAGCACACCATTCGCCGAACGGCTGTGCTTGGCCTGTGCAGCACGGGCTACATCCAGCTCAAATGCAGCTGCTTCAGCCGTGCGTGGGTTCGGATCAGCCAGATAAGCCGCCACACGCAGGAAGCTGTAGCTCTGCTTCTCGCGCTTGCTCAGGCCGATCTCAGCAGCGCCTGCATCATGCACACGGCCTTGGTACTCGACCTTACGCATCCCGATCTGCTCCATCACGACAGCGCGGGCAGCATCAATGCTGGCGTCATCGTTGATGAGCTTCTCGGCAAGCTCGGACAGGTTGAACTGGTCACACATGCCGCGGATGGTGGCAACACGCTCACGCTCGGCGCGCCGAGCGTCCTGTTGCACCTCCGCCACGTTGATTTCGGTGGTCATGGTTGGCTCTTCAGGTAATTCAGTCCGCTCGGCGGTCTGCAGTTCCATCTTATTGAGTGATTCATCAATCGCTGATTTGATCGCGTCCATATCAACCGTCACGATTAGCTCTTTGGCTGCAACACTCGCTGCTGCTTCGGGTTCTGCATCTTCAGGTTGAGCAGCTGGTTCATCCATCGCACGGCCTAACCCCACGGTCTGATCCGCTGGCACGCTGACGCTACTCACCTCCAGCACGTTCCAATCAGTCACATAAAACCCATCAGCACGTTCCTCAAGATCGTTGATCTCATACGCAAAGCTGACATTACGGACAATGCCGGCTTCTACGTCCTGGCGACGCTTGTATTCTTCTGTTCCACGTTCGGTGGTGTTCGGGCTCCAGCGCACGGTGGAATACAGCCGCCGGTCATCACCAAGCCATCCTTTCTCCACCACGCCCAGAACCACGTCTCTGTTGTGGTTCCACAGCCACGGCGCACCGTCATTCATCCGGCTCAGATCCATCGCCTCTGGCTCATGCAGCAGGATCTCACGACCGAACCACCGCTCAACCGGTGCTTCAGAGCTGAACGAAAACGTCAACGTTTCGTCAGTCTTCTCCTCGATTTGTAAACCCATCGGCAGCTCACGCCGCTGGGTGCCTTTCAACTTCGCTAGGTCCAATGTTTGACAGTCGCTGCTGTCAGACTATCGGTGACACCTCTTCATCAGCTGAATCCTCTGCATCGTCCAGTTCTTCAGGATCAGGTAGTTCCGGCAGGTCTGGTTGCTCTACCTCATCGCCCATTTCGCTTAGCCCCAAGCTGTCCTTCAGTTCGTTTTCACGGGCGATCTGAGCCATCACCTGCTCAAACTGCTCTCCCGTATACTCCGCAATCTGCTCCGAATGCGACTGCAGCAGCAGCGTTCGCGCCATCTCCAGCGCCTTCATTTCCTTGGCCGGGTCCACCCAGCTCCAGCTGCGTGCCTGCCATCGCGGTGCGTTGTACCGCTCAGGGCGAGTCCAGTAATCATTGAACGCAGGTGACGGCAGCTCATCGACCAATGCCGCAGCACGCAGCCATTCTTCAAATACCCGTTGATGGAATACCTGAATGATGACGCTTTGCACCACCCGCCAGTGGTCACGATCCTCAAGGATTGACAGACGGCTGCTGCTGTAGTTCGTCTGGCTGAAGTCCCGGCTCAAGGTTTCATACGAACACCCGAAACCTGCCGCAAATCGCCGGCTGAGGTTTCTGACTACGTTGTCGTACTGGCCATCGTCAGGTCCGAAATCTGGTGCAACAGGCTCCTGGCCTGGATCCAAGATATTCCAGCTGCCCGGTTCTGTATTAAACAACTGCTGGCCATTCTCTACAGCATCACCAATCAGCTCGCCTTCTGGTGTACGAATCCAGCCAAGACTTGCAGCTTGTACCCTTTTGCGTGTCCAATGGGCTTTTTCGTATTCAGCCAGGTTATGCACCGTCGTTATCACCGATGCCAGCCATGGCACCCCACGGTTCTGTCCAATCCGCTCTGGCATGTACACATGGATCATGTCTGAAGCATCCACGTAGACATGCTTCTCCTGCGCACCACGACGGTTCAGGCCTAGCTCAACATCACCTGGATGACGCGTCAGGATCGCATACCGTGTCGGTCGGCCCCATTGGTTGATCTCCACCCCAAGCCGCCATTCATGGCCAGGCCGATCGCTTACGCCAGACTTTTCTTCATCCAGCTGGTGCGCTTCGATCAACTCCAGTGCTAGCGGTACACGGCCAGCACCCATCGGTTGCCGCACAATTCTGATGAGGCATTCGCCAGATTCCGGCAGGCTGCCGGCAATCATCATCTCAAAGCCATGGAAACTCAGTCGGCCTGCTACATCACACGTATCCGGCCGGCACCACCGCCGCCAGGCTTCTTCCATCAACCGGCATCGACGCGTATCCTTTTCCGTACCATTGGCCTTCATGATCTGCGCCTGCATCTGGATCCCACGTGGACCCACCACATTGATCTGCGTCGTACGCTTCGCTTGCCGTGCATATGGATTATCACGACACAACTGATGCGCACGGTCACGCAGCACCGTCAGGCTGACGCGTAGCTCGGCATCAGCTGAGGTGGTCGGTGCAATCAGGTCATGCAGCAACCTGTTGCGGCGTGCACCTTCATACATCCGCCGCCCTTCACGTCGCCCATGGCGGGTGGTCAGGATCTGCCTTGCAAACCAGCTACGAATACCCATCACACCACCCCGTTGAACCGCACATACAGCTTGCGTGGATCACCCATACCCTGCGCGATCATCTCAGCTCGTTTCTCGCGTGTTACTTCAGCCTTCAGCCGATCACGCCATTTGATCAGTTCAGCCAGATCCGCACGTCGTACCTTACGGCCGCCGTTACCAAGCGAGCCGATCTGATATTCCTGTGCACCAGTTGTCAGCGCACGGATTGCTGCTTCGACATCCGCTAGATCTTTCTGCGCCTGGCTGCGATCATCAAATGCAGCAGCACTACCGCTGAATGCAAGGCTACGACGTACGAGCAGACTGCCGCGACCGGTCGTTAGTGGTACACCATCAACCGTTGAAACGATCTGCAGTTCCCAGTCACCTGCCGCCATCGCAGTGGTGGTCGCAGCGCTTAAGCTGACCTTCCAACCATCCAGCGTGTCAGTCGCTGTTACTTCAACGCCAGCGCCTGCTGCAGCACCACGTAGCCATACCTTTACCGCTGTGGCATCTGGATGCACACGGGATTCAATCCAGCTGATCCCATCACCTTGGTAAAACTCAGCCGGTTGGGTCATCAAATCACCCGGAAACTACGCTGGCGTCTTGCTGCCGGCTGGCCTTTAGAGCCTACCGAGGCCGTCAGCTGTGCATCCAACTGGTCCCACATCGTCGCCCGGTTGTAGCGACGTTTCAACAACTCCAGCATCGCCATACAGTAGACCTTCAAATCGAGTGGTTCGTTCCTGGCGCCGCTTGGTTTCACCCACTCCAGCACCTGAAACCCTTTCACGTACCTTGGCTGCAGCCGTTCACACGTCAGGCCCTGTAGATACTCTTCCGTGGTGGCATCATCAAAGTTGATATACCCGGCACCAGGTTCGTCAATCTTCAGCCGGCTGTAAATCGTACGTTTGATCGCATAGGTGCCGATCATGTACAACGTCACGCCACCCTTCACGGTTTTACCCTTGAAGTTCAGATCTTGTTTCGTACCCTTACCAATCACCGGTGCATTCTTCTGGCTGCTGCCCTTGATCGCTACCACACCATCCTTCACGTACTCACGGCAATATCCATACCCTTCACTGGTGTAGTGGCCGCCGGTATCCACTGCGCAATGGACCGCCTTGAGTTTCCCGCCGCTGGCGTGCGGCCACTCGATCTCACGGATCGTGGTGACCTGCTCCCAGACGTGATCCTGTCCTGGATCACCATCGATCTTCTGATGCCAGATCCGCCAGGCCTGATCACCACGGCCATAACCCCACACTGATACCTCCAGCCAGGTGTCCTGCACATCCACCGCCATCACGACCGTCAGCACACCATCAGGGCAGGTGCCAGCGCCGTAGCCGCCGACCCTGGCCATCAGCCCATCAGCGCTTACCTTCGCCAGGCTTTCATCTTCCCAGGCTTCCGCCGCCCGTTTATTCACCCAGCCCTTCAGCAGCAACGGGTCACTCTTCGCCCGCAGGAACTCATCACGGATCTTCTCCCAGCTCAACCACCCATACGGCGCATACCATCCAGGCAGGTGGAATCCTGCGGTCTCACCATCACCCTTCGCGGTCGGCTGCCAGATACCACCGGCC